ATGGCATTAATGTTAAGTAAATCTATTTCATTTGAAAGTAAATTATCTTTTTTTTCATAAACACCTGTTATGTTAGATTCGGGATTTGTAACATCAGGATTTACAAATTCATTTATATAATTTAATAATGATGCTCCTCTTCTTCTAATTTGTTTTTTTGTTTGTTGTTCTTGTGTTTGTTTAATCTCAAAACCATCATAATATGCTCTCGGCTCAAATATTCCTGTTGGCTTTGTCATTTTAAAAAGTTTAACTTCAATATGTGGTGCGGTTTCAGTAGAAGTTAAATTACATTTTAAAATTGTAGTGTATTTATTCCAAGCATCAAATTGAGTAATATCTATTTTTTGAAAAAATTTATCATTTGTAAAATCTCCTGTTTCAAAAGCAGAGGTTTCAAAATTATACATTTTATTAATTGAACCATCATTTGATGAATCTAACCCTACTGATAAAAACTGTGATATATTAAAAATAGGAAAACTTCCTGCCACAACATAATAATTGTAACTAATTTCTATATCTCGACCACTTACAACCGAAGTTGATGATAACAAATTTTTTATCATGTGTGTAGTTTTTTCACCTGTTGAAGAATTTGAAATTAACTCTTGATACAAACAATAAATACCTGATATTGGATTTATTTGTGTGAATATTTGTGATGGTATTGCTACTATTGCTTGTGCAGCCGTAATATCCCAATCAAAAGTATTATATCGAAAGTTTGGGTTTTTATTTAATAATTGTTTGTCCTGTGTTTTTACTGACACCTCTACATCTTTTAGTGGTCTTAAATACTCAACTACTAAATTATCATTGATAGGTTGCATAACACTCGGCACCTGTTTTAAAACATCTTTTGATTCATTAATAGGGTTTTTTGGAACACCATCTTTATCATAAACAAAAAATTCAATATTTTCAGTACCATTATCTTGTAGTAACCTTAATTGCTCAGTACGTATTGTTCGACCTAAAAAGAATGGATTGATAGCCATATTACAAATTTACAATATTTGTTTTACAATCTCATAATAATTATAAGATGCAAGATTTGGATTTATTTTTAAATTTTTAGGTGGTTTTTTAGACAAAAACTCTGCTTTATAAAAAGCATTATTATCACTATTATTTACTCCTGCATTATGAAATATAGAATGTTTTCCCCATTGATCTATTTGATGAGTTGCCCAAGTAAACTCCAATTCATCTATAATTTTTGTTTTTCTATTATCTTTCCATAAGTTCCAAAGAACTGCCCACATATCGGCACACCAAATTTGTAGTGGGTGATATTGACTATTTTTTGCTTGTTTTTTTATATTTAATTGTGTCACTTCTGTAAATAAATTTTCACAATCGATTTCAACTTTTTCCCAAAACTTATAATCTATGTTTTTTAAAAGATATTGACAACCTCCTGAATTTTTTTGATTGTTTTTTATTATTGATTCATCAATATCAACAATTTTTAACATCAAATCTAAAACATCTCTGCCTTTAGATAATATATATTCATATCCAATATAAGTTGTAGTATTACTTAAATAACAAGTTGAATCACAACCGCATAAATAATTATCTAATTCTAAAGGTTTTGTTAAAGCAATATCACAATCGTGATACAAAAATGTTCCTGTATATAAGTTTGGATTATTAAAAAAATGCTTTTTTAAAATATGTGGTCTTATACTTGAAATATATTTAATATTTAATCTTGTGTCTGAATAAAAATAAAAATTAACTCTTGGATATTTCTCTGTCAAATAATAACAAGCATTATTATAAATTGGTCTATCTGCAAAAACTATGTCTATTTCTTCTTGATTTATACCATTTTGTAGAAAACTATGTATCATAGTATCTACTTGCCAAGAATAATAAATATTACCAGGTTGTACACACAAATACCTCATATTTATGGACAAGCAGGACAAGTTGCGGTTGAAAGTGCAACACCATTCCAAAAGAATAAATTACTACCAGTAAATATAAAGTTACCTGCGGCAAGAGTTGTTGTACAATTAGAATTTGTATAAATTTGACTCGCATTTGTTATGTCATTTGCATCAATATATACTGTCGTAGTTTTACTACCACAACAAGCATTTAATGCAGATGATGTAACACTTGCAGAAATAGCTTTACAAATTGATTGTGTAGTAGTCGGTGCTTGTGTAGTTGTAGTTGATATATAAGAATTACACGAAGCACAATCTGTAGCCAAGTCGCCATTATTAAAAGAAATATAAGTATCAACATCACCATTTTGTCCACTACCTCCTGCACCTTGATTTCTAAAACAACTTAGACCATCAGTAATAACATTTGGAAAAGAATCAGTTGTATTTGATACTTGAATTATTTGGTCTGCATCACTACAATTTGATAATATTTCAATATATATTCTATAAAAAATAGCTTGTGTTGTAGTTGTTGTAGGCACTACAACTTGTGTTGTTGTAGTAACACCAGTACAAGCATCACAACTTCCAAAATCATTAACTGAACCACCTTTAGTAACAAATTTATTTGTAGGTGTACAACCTAAATTAAAATTATCATTTGTTTGTGGAAATGGTGTTCTTCTAATAAATTGAAAACAATCGTTTGAACTTACTTGTTGTATAAAATTTGGAAATGTTTCAGTTTGATTTCCTATAATTACATCATCATCAAACGAACCACATTTTCTATACAATGCAAAAAATGTCATCGTAGGACACGACTCAACAGGTGCAGTTGTAACAATATTACAACTTGCCTGTATAGTACCTGCTGAAGCTATATTTCTATTTGCTTCTAAAATTAAATAACAAAATTCAGAATCACCATTTATTCTTACTTCTTCTCCAACACTATAAACCCCATTATATGTAACATAAAGTTGATTACCTCTTACTATATTTTCAATTAAAAATACATCAGGAGTTATAACATCAGGGTCGCAAGTATCAACTGAAGTAGATTGACAAGCTATTGGAGATGATAAACCTGTACCATTCCAACTTCTATATGTTTGAAGGTCATCACCTGATACATATCTTAAAGATGAAGGACTACCACCTAACAATGTTGTACACTCAGAATCTGTAAATACTTTAGTAGCATCAGAAAATTTATCAGCATCAATAAATGCTTCTTTTGGTGTTGGTGTATTACAACATAAATTTTTTGCTGAATTATTAGAATAAATTTGAGCTGAAACACAACTCTCCTCAACTGATGGTGTTGGGTCTACTGGTGTTATATTACAAGCACCTGAAATAGTTGGAAAACCGACAAGACTTTCTTTTGCAACTCCTTTAACTATTCTGTAACAATCTGTATTGTCGCTTGATATTGATAAGTAAACTGAATCACCTCTTGCATTAGATGTAAAGGGTACAAATTCAGGTGAACTATCTGAAACCTTTGACAATTCCCAAGCATTAAAAGTATATTGGTCTATCATACTACTTACACCTTCACCAGTACCATTTACTGCCCAAGCATTTATATAATAAACTTGACCTGCTGTTAATGTAAGGTTAAATGGTGAAGCATCTGTGTCTCCTACAAAAGCAGTTGCAACAGATATATTAACTCCTGATGCAATAGTATATCTTGTATTTTTATTAAAATCATTACCATCAGTACCAAAATAAAAACCATAAGATGTAACATTACTTGTTCCAACATCTGAAAACTGACCTGTAAACACCATATCATCATTTTGTACATTTACATTAGTAGGTTGTTGCATTTGACAAACAGGCACAACTGATAATGGTTCTGTTGTCTCAGTAGCACCAGGTTCATACTCTATAACATCACCATTACCTTCAAAAAATAAATTATTTTTAGCATAAGCCATTATATAATATCTACTGCCCTGTATTAAACTTCCTTGGTTAGATGTAAAATTTGTTGCTGCATTTCCTAATACTTTTTCATTTGCTTTTATAATTGGATTTGTACCAAAATAAAAACCTCGTTCAGTAATTGGTAAACCTTTATCATCAAGTATTGTACCATTCAAAGTACCACTATTATTAGTAGGGTTTGTTACTTCATCAGTCCTAACAGATGGTGTAAATATATTGTTGTCTTCTAAACCTCCAGATGTTCCTGTTAATGTACCTGATATAGCTGAATCATAATAATTACTATTCGAAACTATATACCAACTTGCATTTGCTTGATATATTCTTGAATTCGTGATTTTAAGTATAGTTTCTAAAACTTCTTTAGAATTAAGTTTTGCGCTTTTTTTATAAAAAGCAAATTCATTTATAGGTATATCTTGAAATAAATTATTATTCTGTGTTACTATCAAACCCTGATGTGTTCTACGAATATTATTTTGTATAAAAATATCAAATTCAAGACCTGTGAATTTTAATATCTCGTGTATGTAATAAAAAGCAGAATCAAGATTAGATTGCTCTGATACACCAGTTTTTATAGATGTATCTGTATTTAAATTTATATTACCATCAGGAACTAAATATGAATCAAGTGTTCCTAAATTATCAACTGCTCTAAGTGTAATGTCATAAGGGTTTGATTTAATAACTTCTCTAAAAGTATCTGAAACTAAAAAACCTTCCCAATAAACTTGAAAAACAGTACCAGTAGCCCAAGTTATATCTGCAGCTTCCCAATTATCCTCAACTAATTGCCATAATGGAGAATTAATATCTATACCACTATCTTCAACACCAACATTTACCCTGACTTTATATTGTCTTTCATCAAAATTTTGAAATTCATCATAAGTTACCGTATCAGTCCTTTTTAAATTTAAAACACAAGAAGAACCAATAATTGGGTTATAAAAATCATCATCATTCGTATATGTAATTATTACAGGACTATCTGTTCCTACCATAGAAAGAACCTCACCACTATAATCATTTTCTAAAATCTGAACACTTCTCTTATTACCTTTAACATCTGAAAAGTCAAGTTCATATTTAACTGCGTAAGCCATTATTTAAATCTATTTCTGTTTCTGTCAGCTCTTTGTAAAGCTACGACTAAATCTTGTCCTCTTAAAACAAACTCTCCTTGCATTGCACCACCACTATTTCCTAACATATTTTTTAATTTACTTAATGGTGCGACTACTTCAGGGTTTGATCTTGCACCAGGATATTCTCCAATAAGAGCATTTGTTGGTCCTGACACAATACCACCATCAGCAAAAGATTGAACACCACCTGATCTCATTTGATTTGCTATTCCTTTAATTACACCACCTAAAACTACTGCTGCAACACCTGCTGCTACACCAATTACTGGTATGGCAAATGTTGTAGCTAATTTTGAAGCTGCTATTGCTGCTAATCCCATTTGAATTAATAAATCACCAAGTATACTTACCATATTTGCACCAAAATCTGCAAAACTCCCTGTACCTTTACTGAAAGAATTAGATATACTATTTGCAAAACCTTGTATAAAGGGTGTAATTAAATTCATTCCATCAACCATTATTTTAGCTGAATCATTAACTTTTTTTGGCACTTCACTCAAAACTTCTCCTGCTTTAATGGCAGCATCTTGCATATTTGCATAACCTGCACTTGTAAATGTTAGAACAGTATTTAGCTTGTTAAAACTCTCAATAGATTCTGAATCAACTGGTGGAACAGGCGAAAAAGTGCCTGGGTCTTGAACTAACGAAAATCCTGATGGATCATTTAAAGGTCCAATAAATCCAGTAGGTGCTGTTATTTTATTTATTGCTTTTTGTAAATCATTTAAAGCATCTGTTTGTTCTTTAGCTTTTTTTCTATCTAAAAAAAATATATCAGAACCTCTACCACCCATTTGCGGCATTTTTTTTGATGCTTCAAACATCTTTTCAAATGCTTTTCCTAAACCTAAAACTAATGTAACAACTCCTGCAGGTCCTCTTAAAAGATTTTTTATTTTTTTTAGAAAACCAAAGATTTTTTCAAAACCTGTTATTACCATACCAAAAAATATTGCCAATGGCCCTGCTGCGGCAGTTAAACCTGTAATTTGTAAAATTAACTCTTTAGTGTTTGTGCTTAAATTTTTAAAACCTTTAACTAAACCACCTATTTTATCTGATAAAGCAGGAATTCCATCTTCAAGATTCATTACTGTTGCAATTTCTTGTCCAAGTTCAGCAAGTGCAATGTTTATATTATCTTTTAATGTCGAAAATAACCCACCTAAAGTTTTACTTAATGTATTCATTCCCCCTTCAAATTTACCACCCTCACCTGTGGCATCTCTAAATGCTCTATTAAGTATATCAAAGGTTATTTTACCCTCCGAAGCCATATCCATTATCTCCCCTCTTGCAACTCCCATTGATTCAGCAAGTATATCAAGAATAGGCACACCATTATTTATAAACTGCCTTAAATCTCTTGTCATAACTCTACCTTCAGCAGCAGCTTGACCAAATGCAATTCCTATACTTTGTAAATCACCACCAACAATTCCTGCAATATCACCAAGCATTGATAAACTGTTAAATGCTTCATTAGTTGATAAACCAAATCCCATTAAAGTATTGTTTACTTTTACAAGCTCATCTAATTGAAAAGGAGTTTTAGCACTAAATTGTACTAATCTTTCAAATGCTTTTGCACCCTCATCGGCAGATCCTGTTAAAGTATTTAAAGTGGTTTGTAATCTTTCAAAATTTGCTGCTTGTTTTAAAGCAATACCACCTACTGCAGCTAAAGGAAGTGATAATCTTGTAGATAGCATTCGACCAGTTTTGGTCATTTGACTTCCAAATTGCTTTAATTTATTGCTTGATACTCCAATAGCACTATTGAATTTTGTGTTGTTAGCAATAAAGTCAAATCGTAATTTATAATTTTGGTCTGCCATACTACAAAAATAACTATTTTTTATTCAACTTACTATTAATGAGTTCTACATACTTTTCAAAATCCTCTCTTGATGTTTTAGCTTTATTTCGATCAATATTATCTTGTGGCAATTCAAAGAGTTGGTGTGGTTTTATCATATCAGATTTTTTACCCACATTCACATTATGTATCATTGCAGCTAAATATCTGAATTGTTCCCACTCGGCATTTATCCTAATTACAAATGATTCTGAAAGTAATTTATTTTCTTTGAATGTATTAGTCCAAAACTCATTTGGATTTATACCACAATAACCAATGTAGAAATCAATTATATCTTCCCAAGAAGTTTTATCAGTTATTTTTTTTTTGAATCATCTTTTGGGTTTCTACTTAAACCTGCATTTAAATCATTACCCAAGATTCGAGATTCGGTCATTGCCTTAATAATCTTTTCAATGTCCTCTGAAGTAACATCTTCAAGCCAATTACCAACATCAAAGTTATCATAATCAATTTCTTTTTTATTCTCTTGATCGTAAGTTAAAATTCCTGCATATACTATCGTAATGATAGCTTTAAGTGAAACACCTTTCTCAAAAACACCCCCAATTTCATCAAGAGAAATATCAAGCATATCTGTAAAGGTTGCCCAAAAGTTCATACTAAAGTGTAGTGTACGATTCTTTCCCCCAATTTTAAGAGTGTAATAACCTCTTTGTTTTGTCATTTAAAATAGTTTACAATAACAAATATAACAATTACACATTAGAAATCAAGTCTTAGTTAGTAGATTCTGTTATAGCTCCAGTACATACGATCGTACCTGAGTAAGTGACTGCTTCTTCCATTGCACCACTTATTTCACAAGAAGAAATAAATCCTTCTCCACTATAAATCGTATCACCTGTTGCTGCAGTTCCAAATGTGAAATCACACTTTTGTCTTGTAAGTAGTTTGTGTGCGATTTCTTTTCCACCATTAGCATCAGTATAATCAACTAAACCATCAAAAGATATTTCTGCAGATCTTAATCCTGCAATTACTTCAGAGAATCCTGATGAATCTTTTGTAGTGGCATCTGCCATATCGTTTGTAAATGAAATCGAACACGATGTAGTATGCCCTATTGTAGCAGGCGAACCTGCATCATCTGCGATTTTTATCAATAAATTCGTTCCGTTAAATACTGTACTTGCCATAGCTTAAAATTTTTATACTACAAATATAATTAATTTTTGATTAATAATTTTTTGATGATTTTGTTCCAACCAGTCGCAAACCAATTGTTAAAATCTCTAATCTTTTGTGCTAAATATTCGAATAATTTTGCCATATTTTATTTTTTTAATAATTGTGTTATTTTAATTATTGTATAAACCAAAGTTGCTATTATTAGAAGTCCTTGCAAATATTCATTTATGTTTGCTATTGTTATTACATAAACTGCTACTCCTAATACTGTTGGTTCAAATCCATTCATTTTAATTCATCTTAAATGCCATATATATATAATCCTGACTTGATTTGTTAGTTCCATCATAACCATTTGGAAAACTAAATCCTGTTGAAGTTATGTCTATATGAACTGCACTTGTTGTATATTCCGTGTCACTGGCATTTGCTAAAAGCATATATCTACCTGTTATTGAACCCGATGGCCTTTGAGTATCATAAATCTCCCAATTATATTGTGCCGTAGATTTAATCATAACAAAGTCAGGCTGGAAGCCTATATTTTGTGCATTACCTGAACTTCCTGTCCCAGTATATTTTCCAATTTTGCTATATCCACTTACTGAATGCCAACAATATGCAATATATTCAAAGTTATTACTACTTGTAAAATTAGTAATCGTTGTACTTGTAGCTCTTGTGGACCAAGCAGCACCTCCATCTTGAAATGCAGCATCAGTATTTAAATTTGCATAATCATACCCACCATCTATTGCATTCGTTTCAACAAACCAATCTTGTGCTGCATCTAATCTTTTAAAAATTATTAACTCTGGAGTAGAAGAAAGTCCGTGTCCTACAGTTTGTGATGCAGAACCATTTGTTGTCCATTTTACTATACTAAATCCGTTTGCAGTATTTGCATTTATTGTACTTGGCTGTGTTCCATCAATGTTAGATTGCCAAGTATTACCTGCTTTCCAACACCAAGCTACAAATGTTTCACTACTTTGATTTACGGCTAATTCATTACCTATTTTAAAACCATCATCATTAAATTCTTTAAGTCTTGTACTTGTATCCGTTGCTATTGCAGAATTTAAATTAGGGTGTAAATACTCAAATGGCCCTCTTATTTTGTCATATATGTAATGTTGTTCTGAAGTTGACCTTGCTTTAATCCAAATTAAATCGGCGTTAAATCCTACACCAGTAATTGTTCTGTTTGCATTTCCATTACCAGTATATGTTACTGTTTTAAAGCTATTAGCAAGTGTTGTATTGCTTGGTACATTTTTAGCTACTGCCCAGTAGATGTAAGTTTCTCCATTAGTATTAATATCAGTATTAGTTCCTTTTGGTTGAAAACCTGTGCTTAAAAAGTCAGCTTGTCTTGTTGTTTCAGTTGATTCTGCATTATTTAAGTTAGCTGCGATCCAATCACTTTTTGGGTTGCTACTATCTCTTGCACTATCTAAAATTCCCCAATTTCCTGATTGAGTAGACCCTTTATAGATAACAAAATCAGGTTTAAATCCCGTTGTTACAGTTGGCCCTGTTGAACTTCCATTTCCAGTATAACTTCCAAACTTTTGATACCCTGAAACATCGTGGAAACAGTAAGCAATACAAGTCTGTCCTGCTGTATTAGTAAAAGATGGATTAAATACTGTTGAATTTACTGTGTTAAATAAATTAGTTGCAGTTCCTTGTGCATCAGTTAAATCTAACCTCATAAATTTAGATGTACCCATTGAACTATGATATACATACCAATTTTCAGTTCCATCAGTTCTTTTTACAATTATCATATTTGGAGTAGCTGATAATCCGTGTGGAATTCGTGCATTTGAACCTGGTGATGAGTTTGTAAATTTAACTATACTAAATCCTGCATTAGCATTTGCACTA